ATATATTGCATGTATATGCTATCATATTTGTATTCTCAAAGCGGATATAATGTATCATGTCAAAATATGTAAATCTTGTTGGTGGCGAAGCTCGTGCAATTGAAATTGTGCAATATTATCGTGCATATTTTAAAAGCTATAAGTTTTACGATTGTCGTAAACGCGCTTTTGTCAAAGCCAAAGATGAAAGACGCCCACAAGATTTTGTTTATATGAATATGCTTATTGGCGATGCAAAAAAACAAGGATTAGTAAAATGAGTGCTGAATCTTTCCGATTTTTTAAAATGTGGGCTATTATTATATTTTTTATTGCTAGTGTGGTCGCTGCTGCAATACACGGGGCAATTAGTTCTACTACATATTCTGACGAAGAAATTAAAATAGCTGGTGTAGAATATTGTATGCATAAAAAGCGACTTGATAAAGCTGAATCGCTTTATAATAAATGTGCGTCCGAAACCCCTCAAGTTGGTTTAAAAGAATGCCGTCGTAATGCATATGAATTAAGCTCTATTACCGCATATTCCACTGAAACTGTAGAATTAAGACCTGGTTTTATTGACTCATATAATACTTTATATATTAAAGCTAATACTCTATTAAAAGATGGTACTATTAATAAATTAAGCTGTAATTAAAGGAATTATAAAATGTCACAAGATAACTCTTTCAAATATATAACTTGTATTATAATTACAGGTATGGCATGCATAACTTACCGCTGTTCTCTTCCTACAACGGATGAAGATATTATTAAAGCTCATGCCGCAGCTTGTATTACAGAAAAAAAGCTTAAAAAGTATGAAATAGACTTTAATGCATGTGTGGCTGAAAATAGTAGTGCTACTCATCGCAATAATTGTGTTTATGAAAGTGCTGCTAAAAATGGGTTGAATACATATACTAATAATAGCAATTTATATAAGATTGATTCATCTGTTTTTAGTGATTACCAATCAGATAAAAAGTTAAGTATGATACCTTTAAAAAATGGCAAACAATATAATATTGAATGCCAAATTTGGTAAATAGGAAAATTTATGGATAATTGGCAAAAAGACTATATGAATGCAAAAGCTGCAGAGGTCACACATAATAAATTAGTGCAAGATCAGCTTAATCATTATGCTCGTATTTTTTATAATATTGCATATGAAAAATATAAAATTGATAAATCATTAGATAAAAAGGTCGGTTTTAATCAACCTGATATTAATGAGATTTATCAACTTGCAAAAGATAGTGCTGAACTTTCCAATTTAAAAGGCGATGGATACCGCCTTCATTGTAATGATACTGATGTATCATTTACATCATATCAATTACAAAAGAAAGTAAATGATATATATGATTCTTATATTAAACGGCGTGAGATAACAATTAAATCAATATTTATTTTTGTGATATTAATTATTCTTATTTTTGCGGTAAAATTATCAGTATGATACATATAGTTAATAAAAAATTTTATAAAGGACCGTGCGAATATATAGGGCGGCCCTCAATTTTAGGAAACCCATATACACATAAAGTTAAAACTATTGCAAAATATAGAGTTAAAACTATAGATGAAGCAATTGCTTCATATAACAATTGGATTTTTGATAACCTGGGTGACGAAGCAATTGCAAATGAACTTAATCGATTAGCCGATATTGCTGAAAAAGGTGATTTAATATTAGGCTGTTGGTGTGTGCCATTTAGTGATTGCCATGGTTTTATAATTAAATATCTAATTGAATTGATTTTAGAGGATCGTAAGAATGAAAGAATGGCAACGGGATCATCTTCAACAAAAGAGAACTGAACAAATTCAAAGTCATAATTATGATAATCTTATTAAAAATTATGCAGATTATTTTTATAAATCAAATATTGAATTATATGCAGTTGAACGTGTTTTATATAAAAGCCAATTTAAATTGCGTTCAATTAAAGATTTATACAATATTATGGCGTCTGATGATATTTTTAAAGATGACTTATATAAGCCGACTTTTAAAACTAAAGGTTTAAAAATTCCGGCCGATACACAAATCAGTGAACTTGTTCGCAAAAATTTAAATGACTCTATTCAATATTCAATGTATCCGTATTTTTTATCAAAGAAAAATCCAGGTCATAAATTCTTTTATGAAGATATTGATAAAGCTATTGCAAACTGTAATACTAATCTTAAGCACAGTTACAAAAAAACAATTTATGGAATTATCATTTTATTAATCTGTATTGGAGTATACATATGGAACTAGCATCTGAAAATTACCGCAAATATCGCGGCAAATGTAAAGAAATGTGCGAAGAATGGCTATTAAAGTACCCAGAATTAATACTAGTAAGAGGTCATTATATATGTCCTCATTGGGGCAAGCAAGCTCACTGGTGGTTGAAGGATGACGATGGTGGGATTATTGATCCTACTGTAAAACAATTTCCAACAGCAGGCATTGGTGCCGACTATATTGAATTCGACGGCACATGCTCATGTGATGAATGTGGTAAATCATTCCAAGAAGATGATAAAAGTGCTATATTCGAAAGTCGATATGCATTATGTTCAATATCATGTTATAAAAGATTTGTGGGAATTTAATAATGAAAGATCCAAATTTTTCTCCGATGTTTGCATCAATGTATATCGGTTTATGTGATATAGCTAGACGCAATGGATATGCATTAACAGTGCATGGTACAATGAATTTAGATTTTGATCTTGTTGCAATTCCCTGGGTTGAAGATGCATGTGAACCTATTATTTTAATTAAAGATATGGCTAGACTGGTTGGTATTATGGATGGTCAAATACAGCATGGTATTTATAAAGAAGATCCTATCATTAGACCACACGGCCGAAAATGTTGGCTTTTATTAATGGGTAATGGTGCAGCATTAGATATCAGCGTAATGCCAAAAATAAGTTAAAATGTATATACATTTAATAAATATTATTTTATAATATTAGTACCAAATAAATTATTCAGGAAATCAGTATGACTGTATATGTATTAAATGAAAATGGTGTTTATTTTATGATTGATCAATTTGTTGATGTATCAGCAAATCTTTTAGTCGAAATAGGTTGTAAAGTTTTTGATAATATTGATTCTTTATATGACGCAGTTCAAGATGAAAATGGTTTAGAACGCGACGAAGTTGAAGGAAATGAACTACGCATTTTTGAGCGTAATGGCGATACATTCTGTTATGATCAAGTACGCGACCATGAAGAAGAAGTTAATCGTTCAGTCGAATTTTTCGTGTCGGAATATGTTGTATAATATTATAAATTTTAAGAAGGCTCCTTAGGGAGTCTTTTTTATTGTAGTTAAATAATATCATTAGAATCATTATGGTATTATAAAATGGCTATTGTGTTTAAACCTGTTACGCGACTCGATGTATATAATAAAAAAGAATATTCAGCAAAAAGAATCTTTCTTGGTGGTTCAATCGACATGGGTAGCTCTATTGACTGGCAAGATGATATTACAAACAAAATTGGTGATAGAGATTGCTATATCTTTAATCCAAGACGTGACGAATGGGATTCTTCATGGGAACAACATATTAGTAACGATAATTTTCGTGGTCAAGTTGAATGGGAGTTAGATAATCTTGATCAAAGTGATATCATTGTTTTCAACATATTACCTGATAGTAAATCGCCAATTACTTTAATGGAAATTGGCCTTTTTATTAAAGCTAAAAATAAAAAGCTTTTTATTTGTTGCCCACCTGAATTCTATCGTTCTGGTAATGTCCAAATAGTGTGTGATCGTTATAATATTCCTTTATATGAAAATTATGATGATATGGTAAATGACTTATTAAGCTTTTTAGATGATACCGCTTTAGTTGCACATTTTTTAGACGTTTAATTAAAAAATGTGTATACGTTTTCATTAAAACATACTATATTTGTCTTATCAAATATACTTTTAATGAAAAGGCAAACATATGAATCACGTTAAAGCAGACTTATCAAAAATTGAATTAATTCCTTGCTTATATCACCGTACTTATATGACTTTCCCAGATGCTACTTTGCAAGTTTCAATCGATGGTGTAAAAAAAGAATATCGTATTCGTAAACGTGCTGCTAAACGTGATAACCTTTATCATAGTAATGGCCTTAAATGTATGCTTGTTGTTTATGACAATGTTGTATTAGCATATGAAATCATTAAATCAGATCAGCCAGCCACTCCACAAAATATCTTAAATCTTGAAAGATTTAAAACTGAAAATTGGTATTTTGACAATGAGCGCTTTTATCAATTAAATGCTGCTCCATCACGCGACTTTATTTCGATTCAAGAAGTTAATGTTATTGACCCTATTCATTTAACATTTAGTACGACAGTAGAAGTTGTTCAAAATGATTGCTTTGTAATTACAAAGGATAATGAAATTCTATTACAAACTCCTCCTGTATCAACTACACTGGAAAACAATAATAAAAAGTTTTTATTGTTAGATACACAGCAAGATAAAATGTATTTGTCACTTACTGCAATTTTAAAAATGTGTAATACTGTATCTCGACTATATGGTGGGGAATCAATTGAACGATTTGATATTCCACAATATATGATTCGTCATAAAACAGTTAATTTAGCGAAGTTGCCTCCATATGTTCGTGATAATTCATCAACCAACTTAAAACCATTTGAAGCTATTTCATACTTATTAGGTTTAATTTATAAAGAAAAGAATGCTGCAAATATTTTAATCTTAATGAAAAATTTACGATCTTTATGTGCATTTGGTATTACAAATATTAGTAATACATTACATGAAAATGTGTACAAAGAGAAAAAAATCGAAATTAAAAAAATCGATTTTGAAGCTTTAAAATATGCAAAGGCTGATACAGTTATTGGCGAAGAGATTGAAAATGATACCGCTGAAAATAATTTAGAAAATTAATTAAAAAGGTGTATACAAATTTTCTAAACAGCTATATAATCAATCTCGTAAGCTCTACTAGTTTAAAGGAAACTAAATATGAATACTGTAAACTTTATCAAATCTGCTGAATATGTTGCAATCCGTCAAACTGGTCGTAATAAAGGTGACATCATCTTAACGGTAAATGATTCAGAAGTTCCATTGAATCGTCGTCATCCTATCGCAATCGCTTCGTCTCTTACAACCCCAGCAGATGCTGCAGCATCTCTTCAAGGCGGTCACTTTACAATCGTAACTGATGATCAAAATAAGTCTGATTTAAAAGAATATCGCGATTCAAGTTATAAAGGTTTTATTCAAACTCAAGAATTTTTAGATCGTTTTGGTACTGACGAAACATTACAGGCTCGTGGTTTGGAACGCTTTAGCCTAAATGAATTTGGTTTAGGTGGAGATTTTGATTTAACAACTGGATTTACTTGGTCTGCATTTTCTCAAAATCTACAAACTCAAGTATCAGTAATGCGTCAAGTCTGCTCAAATGGTATGATTGCACGAAATCGTTTATTTGAACGTGAAGTTCCTGTAATTAACCTCTTTGACCACCATTTAGATATTGCAGCTCGTCAATTAATTGATGTATCTCGCCGATTAATTGTTGAACGTATTGAAAAAATGGGCCGCGAACATGCGATGGTCAAAGAAGTTGATTTGGTTCGTACTCATATTGAAAAACGTTTACGCCAAAATCCAAGTAATGATCGTTTGAATAAACTTCAGGGTGCGATTGAAATTTATGGCGATATTTCTGAATACTACACCCAACGTGCAGTTAAAGAAGGTATTGCTCAAGCTCTTCCATCGCCAATCTCACGTTTTGATTTATGGAATATTACAACTGAATTAAATTCACATACTGAACAATTAGTTGAATCTACTTCATCTTCACTTGATCGTATTGCGTCAGGTTTATTATTCCCTAAAAAAGATCTTGAAGGTGTGATTGTTGAAACTTCTCAAAAATCTACCTTTGGTAGTCCTGAACAAGCGTTCTTTGGGGCGTAATTAAAGTCTCAAAAAGACTCACTGATTAACCACCAGTGAGTCTTTTTTATTTATATATACAAGTATATAGATTTTATATATAATGCGATACATGACGAATGAACGCAAAATAGGATAATTAAAAATGGTAAAGATAGCATATTGCTCTGATTTACATTTAGATAATTTTAAGATATTTGGTGAAACAGTTTACCCACCAATTGCTAATACTTTTGAAGATAAAGCCGATATTTTAATTTTGGCGGGCGATTTATATGAATACAAATATATGAATCAGCATAAGCAATTTATTAAATCATTGTCAAAATGTTATAAGTATGTTCTTATCGTAGAAGGGAATCATGAATTTTATGAAAGTGATATTGATGATAAGCCTGCATTTAAATATCCAAAAAACGTAATCCTTCTAAAAAACAATACATTCGTTTATGAAAATATTGTTTTTTATGGCGGGACTATGTGGGCAAATGTATCGAATTTAAGCTCATTAGATCAATATAACATTAAGCAAATGATTAATGATTTTGATATTATCACAGACAAGAAAAATGGTAAAAAATTTACTCTTGAACGTATGGGTGAATTATTTAATGCGTTTATTGAAAATTTATATGAAACACATTTAAATTTAAAAGACGATCAAGAATTAGTTGTAATTTCACATTTTGCACCAAGTATCAAATCGGTTACACCTCGCTTTGCCGGTAGCTCATTAAATCCGTATTTCTGTAATGATATAGACGAACTAATTGTTGGAATGAATATTCCATACTGGGTGCATGGTCATGTTCATTCGACCCATGATTATATGTTAGGCAATACTAGAGTATTATGTAATCCCCGCGGATATCCACGCGAATATGGATTACCTGATATTTATACACCAAAATATTTTACAATTTAATATATCAAACCGGAGAATCATATGGGAACACGTTCACTTACTCAAATCCGCGATAATGGAAAACCTTTGCTTACTGTATATACTCAATATGATGGATATCCAAGTAATGTAGGTCGACAGATTGCAAATTGCTTTTTAAAAGAAAATCCGGACCCGGCAAATATTAAATATTGGCATCCTTGGAATGATGGACAAAATTTAGCTGCTATGGTTTTAGCTAGCATTATGGAAAATAATATCCATAAAAGTCCAAATGCAGGTCATGTTATTTCAGGCTATAATGTATATATTATTCCGAATGAAGAATTTGATATGCAATCAGCTTCATATGAGTATGTAATAGATATTAATGGCCGCGATAATGTTACTATTTCAGTTAATAATAGTACGCCAATGTCTATTGAGGATTTTAATATTTATATTGAAGATTATATTAAAAAATATGGAAAATAAAAAGGACCTCACGGTCCTTTTTAAATTAGAATATTCTATTATGTTCTTTTTCAAACTCTGCAATCATTTTTTTTAAATCTTCAAATTTCATTGGGGATTTAATTTTTAAAGCAAATGAACCAATATCCACACTTTTCTTAAAGAACTTTACTTTTTTCTTATCTAAAAAAGTGGCGATACGATCTACTTTATCACGATTTACATATACTGCTAATTCGCCTTCTTCATCTCGAACCGATGCAGTTTTAAATTTCATAAAATCTTCGTTTAAACTTAAAAATTCAAAAAATGTCATTTGTATTACTCGTTTTATATTAATTTAAATATATTTAATAAAGATACGGATAAAAAAAATGATTTTTAATTATAATAATGCTATTCCAACAAATTTTAAATTGACATTTCCGGAATTACCGGAATTGGAATATTATGCTTTATCGACAAATGTACCGACAACTACATTAAATCCCATTGAAGTGCCATTTAGAGATGTTAGCGCTAAAATACCTGATAACAGATATCATTGGGATGATATAACAGTACAGCTTATTATGGATGAGAATTTATATGCTTATGAAATAATGAAGCAATGGCAATATGATATTCGCGAAGAGGGAATGTGGCAAAATGGATTAAAAGATATTAACCTTATTCCGTTAGATTCAAATAAAAATATTGAATATTCATTTAAATTTCATGGGGCATGGCCAAATATGGTTGGTGGCTGGCAATATACTTCAAATGCCAGCACCAGCGATATTATTTCTTTTGATGTAACTTTTTCATATCAGCATTTTGAAATAGTAAGAATTAAGCCGATTGATTTTAAAATTGTTACCCGAGGGTAATTAAATAAAATCTTTTATTACTTGTAATTCGTCTTCAGTAAGAATAATGTCATATAGTTTGGCACTATTTTCACCAAATATATTCTTACAAAGCTAATTGCTTCTTAGAATATATTTTTTTCATTTGCTATTCTTTTATTATAATTTTAAAAATATTTAAGGGGAAAAATTTCCCCTTAAAATTAACGTATTACAATAGATGAGCCAACAGAAGTTTCTTGCGCCTGTTCTTGCGCCTGAGCTTTGCCTCGTCCCTTGCCTCGTCCCTTAGTTTCAGTAGCGGCTTTTTCTTTTGTTGTACCTACTTTTTCTTTTACTGTATCCGCTTTAGGAGCTTCTTTAATAGTATCATTTACAGTTGTATGATTAATTAAATCCTGTTTAACGTCTACTTCTTGCTCGCCTTGTAGCTCTAAAGATTTTGAAGGTTTATGTACTTCAAATGTATTAACACCACTCGATAATGCGTCTGTATCACTTTCTTCATGTAGCTTTTCAAGATCAGCCATATATTTTTCATAATCAGCTAAACGAGCTACCAAATTAGGAATTGATTCTAATACTTCACCAGTACGATTATCAATCCAACCGTGACGAGTAGCTTCAATAAATTGTTCTGGAACACCAGTAGGTTTTTTATAACGTTGTTTCATTTTATTATGCCTTTAAACATTTTTATAATTATTTAGTATTTAAAAAATAGGTATTAAAAAAGCCGATCTTAATTTGATCGGCGTTTAAAATTACCAGTTTTCTGAATCCAGATGAATCTTTGGATGTGAGCCATTATATGTAAAATCACCATTTTGATCTTCACCAACTTTATCTAATGACAATTTATTAGTATGAGCATGGCGTTTAGTAACAGCATCATCAATATCAGCAACCGCGCTTGTAGGTCGATTATTAATATTATTCCACGATAAAACTAAATCCATAGATTCAGTTTCACCAATTTTTTTCCATAATGTTTTAGAAACATCATATACATATGTAGCGCCGCCACTAGCCACAGTATTATCGCCAGTTGCATCAGTAACAAGTACAATAATATTTTCAGTCGGTGCTAATGCATCACGTGCAGCGATATTATCAGCTACATGCAAATTATTCATCCCGGCCGGTCCAATACCAGCAATTGCCGTAGCAATTAAAGATTCTACATCAGATTGATTTAAAACACGCTTAACAACTGCTGAATCGGTGCCTGTTACATAAATTTCTACATAATCAGGCTTAGCTGATGGTGCAATAAAATATAAGCTATTAGCCTGTAATGACTGAGGCAAAGCCGTTTCTTTAAAAATTTTTAATGTACTCATTATTTTAATTTTCCTTTATGTTATTCACTAGTTTCTGGATCAGATTCTGGATCAGTAACCGGCTCTTCTGTTTCTGGTTCTGGTTCAGGTTCAGGCTCTGTTACTTCTGGTGCATCAGGTTGATCTAAACGTTTATCTAAATGCGGTATTGCTACTAACACTTCATTATGATTTGGAGTATAACACCAACCAGATTTAGTTGCTATAACATCGTCACCATTAACGTAAGATGGTTTTTTAATACTCATAAACTATTTCCTTGTTTTTATTTTTAAAAAATATAATATATATGTTTTTATTTAACTAAAATAGGTTTAAAATAAATATATCATATTTGCAAGGTGATTAAATTGACAACCTTTACATTTATCGATGAAAAATATATTAAGCAACTTGGTATGTATTTAGATCGATTTAAAGATGTTGGGAATAACACATATAACTGTCGTTGCCCATATTGTGGTGATTCACAAAAATCATTATTAAAAGCGCGTGGATATTTTTATGTATCATCCCAGGGAAGATGGCGGTATAAATGTCATAACTGTGCCATTAATGTTAGTTTATCAAATATTATTAATTTCTTATCACCTGCATTATATGAAGAATATCGTTTTGAATATTTTACTGAAAATAAATCAGATGATAAGGTAATTATTAAAAAAAATAAAAATGAAGCTGAATCATTTGAAAATCTTAAGCAAGTAAATGTAGCCGACCTTTTATTGAATAGCCGTATTTTAAAAGAATTAACTCCGCTATCTCAATTAAATGAGGAAAATCCGGGCTATAAATACATTGTAGATAGAAAGATTCCAAAAGAAAGAATGGAAAAATTATATTATGTTGATAACTTAAAAAATGTGGTTCGCCATATTAGTGCATATAATATAAAAACAGTACCTGCAATAGCTGGAATTATAATTCCATATTTTGATAAATCAGGTATTTTACAGTGTTTCCAAGTTCGTAATATCGATGAATCATCTAAGATGCGTTATTTTACTTATGATATTATTGAAAATTATGAACATATATATAACCTCGAAAACATTAATAGTGAAGATAATGTTTATGTTTTCGAAGGGGCGTTCGATTCGATGTTTTGTCGTAATGCTGTAGCTGCATCTGGTGCATCAATTATGCAAAAGTTGGCTAAAATTAAAGAGATAAATAAAAAAGTAGTTGTCGTTTTTGACAATGATTATAAAACAAATGATGTGATTTATAAGTTATTAACAGACATTATAGATCAAGGATACTCAGTGGTTTTATATGATATTGAAATGGATGGTTCGAAAGATATCAACCAGTATGCTCGTAATAAGAATAAAACCGTTGATGATATAACCGCTTATTTGCATAAGTGCACATATTCGGATTTAAACGCTAAGATGTTTTTAGCATCTCAAAAAAGGAAACGAGGATCCATTCAATGGGAAAACGAGTTAACCGCTTCAACACCGAGCACGAAACACCAGAAAGCCAACGTCAAATCGCAACATCAGGGACTAAGAAAAAATTCAGTCTTCAAGATTTAAGACGACTTGTTCCATTAACTATTAACCAACAAAGATTCAAAGATGCATATCAAGATAAAATTGATGTTATCTTTCAATTAGGTGCGGCTGGGTGCGGTAAAACTTCAATGGCTTTATCAGAAGCTTTTTATGAAATTCTATCACCAGGTAGCATTTATAAAAAAGTTATTATTATCCGTTCTGCTGTTGAAGCTCGTAAAATTGGACATTTACCGGGTGAATTAGAAGAAAAGCAAGCTCCATTTGAAGACCCGTATCGCGAAATCGTTAAAGATATTTTCAAATATGCGGATCCTTATGATAATCTTAAAGCTGTTGGTTTAATTGAATTTCGTTTAACTTCACATCTTCGTGGCGTTAACCTTGAAAATGCTATTGTAATATTGGATGAAGCACAAAACCTTGACTATGAAGAGTTAGATACCGTTTATACTCGTATTACATCAACTTCTAAAATTATTATTTGTGGCGATGGTAAACAAACTGATTTACACCGTTATCGCGAGCAATCAGGTCTTGCAAAATTTGCTAGTATTTTTGATAATATGAACAAATATGAAGATGAATTTAATGACATGAGTAATATGTTATATCCTAACTATGAAGAGGGCGAAGTTAGTAATTACCGCAATAATCCAAATTATAAAGTAATCAACTATGAGCCTAAAGACTGTCTACGTAACCCTAAAGTAAGAAAATATCTCATTACTAAACATAAAATGGGATTATAAAAAAGAGCCTTCGGGCTCTTTTTTAATTTTATGTATATACAGATATAAATTTAGTTGTTATAATAAATTACTTTTTATACAAATGGTATTTTTATGGCTAATCAATTCGATACGGCTGAAAAATATAATTTTTTATTAGAGAAATTATATAATTGTGATGACTGGGTGTTACGCGATTTTTTTAATATTGAAATTAACACAAACGGTAATCATGTTGAAATTATGAACAAAATTGACGAATCTATTGAAAAAAATATGCTAATGGAGAAGACTAATGGATAATTTATTTATGTGGGCGGCTGTTATTAGCGTGCCAGTTTCAGTCATTAGTATGTTTAATAATATTCAGTTATCTGATAGAGTTAACACATTAAATGATATTGTAACTCGACAACATAATATTGATCCATCAGTAATTCATAAGATGGCGGGTAAAAGATTACCTTTTGTTCGACGTACAATTACTATTAAGGATGTTAAATTTAGCGATAGTGGGAAAGCTACAATTTATTTTGTAGATAAAGTAATTCCTGGAACTATTTTTAATCAAATTGGATGTCCAAGTATCGCCAAGCATATTAAAAAATCATTTGTTGTTGATTATAATACTGTCGCAAATAGTTATGCCATTAATTGTAACAAATTTAAATTATAAGGAAATCGTCTCTAATGAAAAATGAAGATTTATTCAGCGAAAAGTTTGTAAAAGCTAATGCAAAAATTGAGTCTTTACGCGAAGATTATAAAAACGCAAAGACTCAACTTGAAAAAGACAAGTTAGAATTAATTGCACTGTTAGAAAATAATATGGATATATTTAAAAACGAATTTTCTGGTGTATCTAATTTTGAAAAGAAAACACAGCTATTTAAATATATCAACAAAAATTTTTATAAAGTAAATGAAAATCTATTAAAAGATAAGCAAATAAACCGATATTTGTTTAAACATGGTTTCTTTGATGCTTATGTATATGCTATAATTAGCGCGTACATTATCGCGTCAGTATCATTCTTTATAATGGTTTGTACGCTTTTAATGGGGTTTGTAACATTTAATTCAGTTACAGCATTAATATGGTTTATTGCGACGTTTGCAGTCACATTATTATTTGACTTAACGGAGCATTATAATTTTTATCGTGTGAAAAAATGAATATTCAAAAGCTTAAAAATCATGATGTAATCGTAAAGGATGCTTTAGGTATTATCCATAACGGTCAGGTGTTGGGTCAAAGCTCAACAAATAAAGAAAACGTATTGATTAAAATTTCCAAAAATAAAATTATGGAAATTTCTCATAAACGCATTATTAAGGTATTATAATGTCACTATTAAACATATTAGCTAAAGAATTAGTTTCTTCATTATCAAAAATTGATGTTGAAAAACTTCTAAAAGATGCATTTGAAAATAATGTAAAGTCTGAAGTAGATGTAATTTTATTATTACGTCCAGGTTTTGAAGATTTTTCAGATAAACATAATAGCAATTTATTATCAATGATTGATAAAAAAACTGTAGATTTATGGGATGCTGAAACATTAAGTTATCTATTACCTGAACCACTTAAAACCAATGGTATTAATGATCAATGGGTAGCATATGTTTCAGCCAGTAAATCAAATAAACCAAATGACCACGGCGAAATCATCTTTAAAAACATGGATGAGCTAGTTAAATTTCTAAGTGGTTTATTAACAGCCAAAAAGTAATAATTTAAATATGCAAATATAAAAATATGTGTTATATTTATTTTACAAACAAACAATTAACCTTGATACATATGGAGTTATCAAATGGCTAAACAAGCTAAAGCTAAAAAAGTTGAAGAACCTAAAGTTGAAAAACGCGTAAGTAAAAAAGATGTTGTGCACGATAATGATAAATCATTACGTCGCCATAGCATGAAATATGCTGAAGCTCGTATTGCGCGTCAAGCCGCAATGACCGCTGCGCATAAAGCAACAACCTAATCAATCTAATTGATTATAAAAGGACCAACTGGTCCTTTTATTTTTAAAAATGCATATACATTTTATATAAACTATGTATATAATGATTTAGTTAAATGAAAAGGCTACTGATATGAGTGCATATGATACATTTTTCAAAGAGAATATTGTTAAATTAACCATTGGTAAGAAAAAAATACAGGTTAGTTCAATTGATATTGCATTGAAAGAATTTAAGGCGTACTGTGAATCTAACGGGATTAATAGTCAAAACGATTTATTGAAAAAAGATGGTAACCTTACTGTAGATAATAATCTTATTGCAGTATTTTCCTATGAAGGTCGTTTATGGTCAACTGATGAAGAAGAAGTGGTGTGGAGATAATATTATGAAAAAAGCAATCGTTACAATCGGAATTCCTACTAGTGGTAAATCCACTTTTGCAGATAGTATTATCGAACAAGACCCTTCTTATATTGAAATTTGCCGCGATAATATTCGTCGCGAAATATTTAATGTGAATGGCTGGAATGAATATAACAATTCCGCAGAAAATGAAAAACTGGTAACAGCGAAACAATTTGATTTAATTCGTGAAGCTCATAATAATGGTAAAAATATTATTATTACTGATACTAACTTGCGAATGAAATATGTACGTAATTTTGTAAGCTTGCTAGAGCATTTTGGATATACTGTTAATATTAAATTGTGCGAAATTTCATTCTTGGAATCGATTCGCCGGAATGCTAATCGGAGCACCCCAACAGATATTAATAATTTGCGATCCATGCACAAAGCGTATAATACAATTATTGAAAAAGTTAAAGATAAGTACCCTAACTACATTATCGATTAATAAAACTTTTTAATATTATAAAAGAGCGTCTCTACATTGTATTTCATATTATGGATGAATTCAATTGTATAGCGCTCTTTTCCATTTAATAGAACAATACATTCACTGCCATTAACTTTATACGTTAAATCTAATGACGTATAGATCCAATGCTCATCAATATATCCTTTCTTCTTATATTGTATGTTATATGCATCAAAAAACATAGATTCAAATCGTTCAGGTTTAAATTCAAAACTGTCAATAAATAAATTTTTTAAAAATTTTAGCATGTTAATATTCATAAGATATATTACAGATATTTAATATGACAAAATAACAAAAATCTTTTTAAAAACGTATACACAAATATAAAAGTATAGTATTATGATTTTATCAATCATCAACGGGTGAACCATAATGAATACTAATGTAATTGATTTAATTCAAACAAATTCTTTGCTTAAGAAAAATTCTGAAAAAGTTCAGAAAAATGTAGTGCTTCATAGCAAGCATGTTGAAGCTACTCTATACCTCCTTCAAGGCAATATCGAATATCTTAAATTTGTAGTTAGTAAGTATAAAAACAGCGAAAAATACGATTACTTGTACAACTATATTTTAAATCAATACAATTTCAAAATGGCGGAAGCAGAGTCGATCGATAAATTTTTGCGATCAAATGGTATCTTCCGTAAAAAATCATTTGCTCGTATTAAAATTGGTTTAATGTTATCTTTACTAATCGTATCATCATTACCATTTATTTGGGCTGTATCTGAAATTGTTGGTTTAATTGCATTCTTTATTTGTTTAACAGTCAATATTTTGGCGTGTATGATTAAATCTGAAACTTTTATGGAACAAGTACAGTTTTCTAAAATTGATAAATCTTTTAAAGGTAATTAATCATGCACAAATTTATTAAATTATTAAATGAAAGCGTATTTAAATCAATGCCGCTTTCAAAAGTTAATGATAACTATTATAAAGCGGCAAATAATTATTTTAGCGTTAAGCTAAAAGATGATGATGATGCCGAAATATTTTTATATAATGATAATGTATATTATGGTGGAATAGACGTATTTAATCCGGCTCATATTATGAGGTCTATTTTACGTCGCTGCAATAATAATTTAAAATATAATAGTAAAGATGCGATCGTTTATAAAAGTATTATTGAAGAATTAACTCATGAAACTTTATATGTACCATATATCATTAAATTGTTAAATGGAAGTATTTGTAAAAAAAGTCCAATCATTTATGATAATGAATATTATAGTGTGAGTGAAGATTTGCAATATGCTTTATATCGTGATGATAATAAGCTTGGATTTAATTATAAGGGTGAAATTATTTACGTAATTGAAGATGATCAAAATGTAAACACTCTTATCAACGATATTAAAAGTGCTATGATTATCTATTGTGATAAACGTGTTAAACATTATAAAAATATGATCAATGAAGTTAAAGCACTTCGATCGTCAATGGAATAAAATTTATGCATATTTTAGATAAAATACATCGAGCATTATTAGATGATCCTAATAATTCTATTGATTATATTAATGATTTAATGCATGACCTGAAATCTGAAATCGACCAATCATATAATGATGGTTATTATGATGCACAATGTGATGCTGGTATTACAATAGTTAAAGTTGTTAATAAAGCTATTCATCATTTTAAAAATAAGGAGCCTTCTAATGGGTCTTGACGTTTATAAATTAAAAATTGATAGAAATTATAATGGACCGCTTGATGCTGGTCATATTAATGATTTATCTGGATATCATGTTATTTTAAAAGCGGAATTCCAAGAATTTTTAGGAACAAAAGATAATAAAAATCTAAATGAATTATTCGAATACTTTAAAGATAGTGTAAAAAAAGTATTAGTCTACTATTATGATTTAGATTTTTATAATGAAAAGTTTAATACACAAATTGATCGAATTGATCATATCTTTCCATCGCAGATTCCAGATTATATTAAGCAATATAATTTTACTGATTTAAAAGGTAAATATAAAAATTTAGATGATTTAAAATTAATTACTTTATTAATTGATAAAGATGATAACTTAATTTTTCACACTTCAAAAGATATTAAGAAAAAAGAAGTTTATTTAGATGGTCTAATTTTTACACAAACTGCATATCAACGTAGCTGCGATAAACCTGATTTATACGATCGTTTTTATGGTGATTGCTGGTATAAAAAAGATGATACTGGATTAAGTAATACTGATGTTCGTTGGTTTGTCTTTGCTAAAGATTTAGTCGAATTAAAAGAATGTTTTATCAAGGATTCTGCAATTCAATCATGGGATTTATATTCTAGTGAAGTCATTTATTTAAATCCATAGGAATTACGTTATGAACATTATTGATCTTATTAAAGAATATGGGTTAGAACCCTTTAAAAAATTAGACGTAAAGCATAAAAAGGCTACTCATATTTCTGTATCTGAAATTAAACTGGATATTAGCAGGCCATTTATTACACCCTTTATTAAAATAGACAATGAATATTTTGAACAACACCCAAATGGTCGATTCCGATATCCATCTAATGTAACTAATATTATTGATATTAATGAAATCAATGAACTAGTTAATGCATTGGCATTTCTAAAAAAATTCGATGGTGTTACTGAATTCGATATCGATTTTGCTCGCGATATTGTATCAGTTAAGCGTTTTAAAATTTTAGATAGCATAAGTGCACAAGTTAATTGTCGTACGCCAGGCGAAATCTATGACGTCGTATACGATAAGTACGGTCTAGAATATATGATGTGTCCAAAATATCATTTATATCTTAATAGTAAAGATACTGAACTATATGAATATGTTGGAGATAATGATGAGATGCTAAATAAGATCAAATCATCAATTAATATAGTAGATAAATATTTATGAACTCTTTAGAAAAATATTTTCGTGATCTTGAACTAAAAAAACGAGCGGAAGAAGCTGGTAAAAAAGCGGCCAATCGTATTATGGAACAAGTATTTGGTACAAGCACTATTATATTAAAATCGTGCTGTATCAAAACTATTAAAAATAATAGTGACAATTCATTTATGTGTTCTCAATGTAGAACTGTAATTAAAGTCGGTTAAATTATAAAAAAGTATATACGTATAATTACAAATACGTTATACTTTTAATATCAAATTTTAAACTAAGTATGTAAGGTAATTTTATGTCAAATATGTTCGATCGTCTAAGCAAAAATTTTATGAATAACCAATTTCGTCGTGTTGATAATGTAGTATGGGATTTATCAACAAATCAAATGGGTATTCTAACTAAAGACGAAAGCATTGCAATTTTTTCATATGATTCGACTGAAGGTGAAAATCCAAATAAAGTTGATGGCGTAGTATCTATCAATCCTATGGTAGTTATGTCAATGGCTATTCCTGCATATGGCCAAAAAATGGCAGCTGCCAATATCCAGGTTGGCGATATTACAGTTGATTCTAAAGGCGATGCTAATGGGTGGGTAACTGAAATTCATACAAATGGTAAATTTACCATTCAACGTGTGGATGGATCAGAACAAAAAATTACGCCGCCAACTGTTAATGTAATCGGCTTTGGTGAACAGTCTGGTCTAATGGTAGTTAAACCATTATTCAACGTAACTAAAGGCAATACCGATTCAGTTAAAAATATGCTGATGCAAATGATGATGTTGAATGACGGGAATGTAAATGATTCTCAAATGGATAAAATGATGCAAATGATGTTAATGTCTTCATCTATGGGTAATTCCGGTGGAGACAATAACATGATGCAAGCCATGATGATGGCTAAAATGTTCGGCTCAAATTTTTAAAAGCTAGTAGTTGCAAAGGTCCTGAAGCGGTAATTAGTCAAGCCGCTTTAGATCTACTAGCTAAAAAGATGGTAATCGATAAATCGGCTATCATTTTTTTAGACCAAAAAAATCCTTGTTACGTGATATGACAATTCATATCCATAAACCTATAAATAATCGATTTACAATTATTGCCATGCAGTATTTGGACTATAAAGATGATTATAAAAAGTTTGTCGGTCAGCACACTTATTCTTTATTAGCAATGGACAATAATGGTAAACCACCAATGGTTATTGCTGATAAAAATAATATACATGATGATAAAGCTGTATATATTGGAACTCCATCTACAAAATATGGATACATTGCAAAACAATCATCTACGCATCATGATACAGCAAAAATTCGTAATATTTTTCATAGTGAAGACTATGAAAAAGGTATGGTGCGTTCGCTAGTATATTTTATTAATACAGATAATGTATTTTATAAGAAACAAGAAAATGTTGCGGCAAATATATTAATTTACTTACAGCATCCTTTATATAAAGCTGAATCTCAAGTAAATAGTATGTCCACTAGTAAAGAGTTTGCATATAACGATATTCCGAACGTTTGGGTTAGCGATAGATTAAATTTAAAAGTAGAAGGTCGACGTAATAATTTTTTAACTGAATATAACGGTCTTTGGAAAGATCTTGATGATGATGATTTTTAATGGATTATAAAATTACTTATGGCGTACCAGTTGAAATTAATTTAATCGAGATAATTCAATTAGGTAAAATTGAATTACTCCGAACTTTATAATAAAAGGGACATCAATGTCCCTTTTTAAGTGAGAATGAAATGATTACAATAGAATTCATGTATGATAAGAATGCATTTTTGACTGCATTTATTAATTATTTAAAAAATACCACTATTGATTCATGGTGTACAGATGTATATCGCACTAAAGATAATAAAAATTGTCTGTATGGTCATTTAGTTGCATTTGTCGGCGATGATAATTGTAATGCTGCAATTGATATGTTTGAAAATCTATATGCGACAACATATATGGTTTTTCCAGTAAATGATGGTACATCTCAAACATATACGCAAGATAATCCACGTGATCGTTGTATTGCTTATCTTCAAAATATGTTAGAAGGTAAAGAACATACTCGTATATATATTACAAACTATTAAGGAATAGTAATGATTATTCAAATGATGTTAAAGCGAGGCGAAGTCACATTAAAAGGATTACAAGCTTTATTAGGAATGATGTATAAACAATATCCAGAAGGTTATGTAACTATTACATACGATCAATTTGAAACTCCATCTGCCAGTCGAGTTGCTGCTCAATGTCGTGGCGTAATTTTTGATGAAGATTATAATATCGTATGTCGCCCGTTTGATCGATTCTTTAATCATGGTGAACCAGCTGCACCACAAGGCGGTATTGATTTTAGTCGTGCAAAAATCTTTGATAAATTAGATGGATCACTTATTAAAATTTGGTTCGACGTAAAAGCATTACAATGGCGTGTTGCAACAAGCGGTCGTATTTATGGTGAAAGCGATGTTTCTGATCATGGCTTTACTTATAAAGAGCTGGTATATCGCGCTATTAATGTAAATGATGATAATGAATTTAATGATCGTTGTGCAACATTTGATATTAATACAACTTATATCTATGAAGTAACATCTCGCGAAACTCGTATTGTTACTCGATATGAAGTGCCTGAGCTTTGGTATCTTGCCGCTCGTAAAAATAAATGTGGTACATATATTGATTTTGATGGATCAATAATTGGTGCAAAATTACCAAACCAATATGATCTTGCTACAATTGAAGATTGTATTAAAGCGGCTAAAGAATTAAAAAACTTTGAAGAAGGATATGTTATCTATGTTGATAATGTACCAACTTTAAAAATTAAATCTCCCGCTTATGTACAAGCACATCTAATTAAAGGTGAAGATTTATCAGTTGGACGAGTATGTACACTTATTCTTAATAATGAAATTGATGAATATTTAACGTATTTCCCAGAAGATCGTCATCGTATTATGCCATATTTTGATGGCTTACAAAATTTCTATACATTAATAGAAAACGATTTTGCGGAAGTAGCTCATATTGAAGATAAAATTGAATTTGCTAAAGCTGTTAAAAATAACAAATATCAATCTTTATTATTCAGCATGAAGCAAGGTAATAATGTTAAAGAAGCATTTAATCGTTTATTAAATCCATCTAAACGGAAAATTATTAAAGAGTTTAAAGTAGTTTAATTAAAAAGAGGATCATTTGATCCTCTTTTTGTTTTACAAACATAATAAATTATGATATAAATATATATGTTTCAATATTTATTAAAATATTAGCCTTACTTCATTTGGGCATTGAATAATAGAATGAAGGGCGTGAATTGATAACATTCATACTACTAAAAATAAAGTGCCGGCTCTGTCCACCCTGACAACCGAGCGACGTGATTCCTGCTAAGCAGGTTGAGGTAGATCGCCAGTATAGATGAATAATTCATTGAAGTAATGAACAATGAATTGCTTTAATAAGAGTCATAGTAGTTAAGGATTTTTATTAAAGTGTCATACCAACCGTAGTCTATAGATTGCTATACATAGGTTAATAACTATTGCACAATCTGATAAAATATATAAATTGTATATTTTATAACTGTTACACCAGCCTTAAATTGGTGTAAGGATAACTGCTTTACGACAAAGAGCAGAAAGGTCAAACCTTTTGGATAAACCATTGTAGTAAGTTTAATTAGCAATAATTAAATGATACGAGTATTGTTGGACTCACTGTGACTTTAATAAGGAATATTCTTTATTAAATGAAATACTAAAATCATATGTATCATCTTATAACTTTCAATATGTCTCTTTATATCAATAGATATTTTTAAATATAATTTTCTTTTTTTTCTTTATATTTTCAATTATCTTTCAAATTAAGATTTTCTATTTAATCACGGATACAATGGGTACAGTCATGCCTGGAAGAAAGATAATTACAAAATAATAATTATATGATATATTCATACATACAAATATTAAATGAGTATAGATTATGAACACACAAACATTTACATATAACAATGAAATCATTAATGTTGGATCTGACCAGTGGAAAGATGCAGTCTTATCGACTGATCCATTTGAAGGCGATTTTGGTGATGGTCCGAATTTATCGGATAAAATTGTAAAAACTAGAAATACCAAACAACTCTGTTCAGATTGTTTATCAATTTGCCAACCAGGTACTTATTCACGTGTTTTTGTAGCCAATGTGGATGGTCAACTTCTTACTAATCGATATTGTGAAGATTGTTGTACAGCAATGGGTTTTGATGAATTACATCAAGACTATCAACAACACGATATGTATGCTGACGATGTAGATGACGACTTTGAAGAAGTTATGCTTAGTGAAGTTCGATATGAGCTTCGAACTAAAAATGAGAAAATCCTTATTAAAGAGTTAGGCAATCGCTACTTTGAAGCATCAGATGAAAAACGCTATGCTGCCATGCTAAAACATAATAAATAATACGCCTCACTCGCTCCAGATTGAATTATATTAATAAGCCTATATGATTATATAGGAATGTCATAAAGTGCGATCTGGAGCGATCTGTGAATATATAAAATAGCAAATATAATTATGTACATGCAAATATAATTATAATATAATCATCTTATTAGTAAATATAAATGAGTATAAATCATGAACAAGCCAAAATTTTATTTGACAGTTGGTGTTTCTGCATCTGGTAAAACTACTTGGGCAAATGAACAACTTAAAAATGACCAATTAAAGGGTATTAATACAATTAATATTAATCGTGATGATATTCGCTTTAATCATGTTCTACCTGGTTCTGATTGGACTACATATAAATTTACTAAAGCACGCGAAGCGGAAGTCTCACATATTGCTATGCAGCAATTTATTGATGCAGTTTCTCGTAATGATGATATTATTATTTCTGATACTAATCTTAATAAAGTATATCGTGACGATTGGATTGAACGCGCAACAGATGCAGGCTATGAAGTAATTATTAAAGAATTCCCAATCACTCTTGAAGAAGCATGGAAACGTGATGCTGCACGCGGAAATGGTGTTGGTCAAACTACGATCTATCAACAATATAAACTATGGCAAGAATATATTGGTGTTAAAAAATATGTACCATGCGACTATAAACCTAAAGCAATTATTGTTGATGTAGATGGTACTATTGCTAATAGAGTAGGCCGTAATCCGTTTGAATGGGAAAAAGTCGGGCAAGATTCACCACGCTCTTTTATTATTGATATGATTACAAACTATTGCAAATATTACAAAACTCACAATCTAGTATTCTTGTCAGGTCGTGATTCTGTATGTCGTCAAGAAACAATTGATTGGATTGCAGAACATTTTAACTTACCAAAAGATGGTGTTGAAATCTATATGCGAGCTGAAGGCGATATGCGTAAAGATACTGTTATTAAAGAAGAATTATTTTGGGAACATATTGAGCCTACATATAATGTAATCGGTGCATTCGACGACCGTCCTTGTATAGTGCGTTTATGGCATACTTTAGGCATTCCTAATGTAATTAGTGTGGCAGACCCATTTATTGAATTTTAAAAAGTTCAATAAATTTAAAAAACGTGTTTACATAATATTTTTAAAGCGGTATTATGTAAATACAAACTAATTATACCTGATGGGGTAAACAAAATGGCTACAATTGCATCTTCTCTAGTTCTTGCTAAAATTAAATCTTCATTTGTTAATCATATGAGTGATCTTGTTACATGCTTTGAACAACAAGGCTATATGGCAGCTTCAGATAAATCCATTGAAATTGCTAAATATTTTGGTTTTATTAATAAACTAGCAAATCCACAATATGCTTTTGCTATTATTGGTATGAATACTAATGGTAATTATAGCTATGTGGAAGATGCGCTTAAAGATTTAAAAACAGGTTATAACCCTAAAACAGGCAATTGCTGTTTTGAAAATAGCATGCGTTCGCATTTAATTATCCCTACTTTAGTAAGCATTTATGATGTAATTGCAGAATCATACGTAATTATTACAGTAGATGAAACTCATCACTCTATAGTTGTTGCCAAAAATACAGGCGATTTACGTCCGTTATATTTGGAATATGCAAATGAATATATGGATCGTCTTGGCTACGAACAAAATCTTGTAGAAGATAAAGAAAAGCAATTTATTTATCATCCAAATTTTGATAAAGAAGAATCCTATTTAGATAAACTGTTACTAACAAACAAATAATATAAAGGATGCAAATGCATCCTTTTTTAAGGAATTTAAATATGAATATCGCAACATATATGCTTGCAAGCTTAGGTTCAAATAGTTTGCAAAAATTATCTATTAAATTAGATGAAAAAATTCATCATATTACTAATGCTATTAATATGTATCGCGCGATTTACGATCATGATATGCAATATGTTTGGTTTGGCGAATTTTGTCGTGTATTGAATGCAAAAAGTGCAACTGATTTTTATCAAAATGTTTTAGGCGGAAGTGGTAATTTAGTTGAAACTCCATTAGGATATGATTCAACATCACATTCTGCATTTTTTATTTTAACTATGCATTATAACTTTCAGATTGATGAAGTTGATCTAACTAAGCAATCGACGTTTGAGACTATCTACTGTTATTCGAAAGATGGCGTACTACACTTACCACATAATATTGTTGATGGCAAAACATCTGGCGTCGATTCTATACATTCTACTATATATCATAAAATTAGTGATAAGTATAAAGATATGCGTACTGCATCGCGTGCGGATGGTTCATTTGATGCAGAATTATTTACTGAATTTGTTACTATTACCCGTAAAGAAGGTGATGAAGCACGTGCTTTTATTAATCAGCAAGAAGATAATACTGAATTTGAATATATGGGGCATAAGTTTATAAAAAATATTCCAGTTGATGACCCTGAAATAATTCATTCTTTATTATTAGCAGGTCACCATTTCGATGATTAAATGCATATACGAATAAGTAATTAAACGGTATAATGAGTTATACCGTTTTTTTATTGGAGAATTATTATGGGCGGAACTGCTCTTTTAGCAAAAGCTGGAATAGAATCCCATCGATTAACAATGGATGAGTTTAATCGCGTTAAATCAGAAGTTCATGCTATTTTGGATGACTTAGGTATTCGCTGGTTAGATGTAGATTTTATTCATGAAAAAACTGATTTTGGTGATATCGATATCATTCTAATTGATGATCGCCCACCAGAAACATTATCTACTGATAATAATTCACCTGCAAAAGTTGTTCTTGATAATATTGATAAATTTGGTATTACAGATGAATTATTCATCAATAATAGCCCATTTGCATCAATTTTATATGAAGGCAAATATCAAGTTGATTTTATTACAGTTGCAGCTGATCGTGCCAAATATACGCAAGCGTATCTAAGTCATAACGACCTAGGTAACTTATTAGGCCGAACTATTAAGCGTTTTAATATGACGCATGCGATGGATGGATTATTCTACGATCATTATATTAATAACCGCACACAACGGCACCGTTTCTTACTATCAACTGACCCGCATGAAATTTTGCGAATCCTTAATTTAGATGTTGAAAAGTTTAAAGCTGGATTTGATACATATCAAGAAATGTTTGATTATGTACAAGGCTCAAAGTATTTCAATCCAGAGTTATTTAAATTTGAAAATCTGAATAACCGTAATCGTGTTCGCGATAAAAAGCGTAAAGTTTATAATGATTTTTTAAATTATATTGACTTTAGTAAAACTAATAATTTGGAATATGACCCGAAAGTTGATTATCCTTGGTTGAATGAAAGTATTGCTGAATTTGATATTGAATATGAACGTCGTAAAGCTATCCGCGAAGCTGTTCCAGGTGGTTATGTAATGAAGCGAACTGGCCTAAAGGGTAAAGATCTTGGTATCCTTATTGATATGATTAAGGTTACTTATGATAATGATTTAATTGGTATTACAGAAGAGCAATTAAATCATTATATCGATGTTTGTTATGCGGCGTATAAATCTGGACAACGCTAATGGAAATTATCTATGAAGAGAATGGGATTACTAAATCTCATTCATTTGATCTAACTGATATATACTTTGTCTTAATGGAGGGCAAAGTATTAAAGTTAGATACACAAGAAATTATGGATGCTCATTATAATACTGTTACTTTAATCGAAGATTATAATGGGGAAACAATCACTGAAATTCATAACATTTATTCATCGCGCGGCCAATATGTAAAAAAATTGGATGACAAATATTTGTACCTGGAAGAGGTCCGCGATATTTGTAATGGTAATTTTAAATTATTATTTGCTTTAAAAGATCAATTTACCAATGATACTATTTGGAACTTGTACTTATATTATTATAAAAAATATGTGGCAGAACGCCCAATTATTGGATCTTTAAATGCGCGCAATGATATTAATGTAACAATAGAGCATATTAGCAATTACGATATAGGTTTATAAAATGAAACATTTAGGATATGAAGTAAAGCGGATTGACCATTCTCAAAATGGTACATACATGATTCGTATTATTGATGTAGAGAATGGACAAGAGCTTGATTTAGTAGGTACTTTTCATGATTTAGCTGCAATGGGTATTAAATCTATTGTATCTCATCAACCGTCATTTAAAGCGTATAAAATTAAATATAAGTCAATTATTGTATCGTTTGAAAATGATGATCGTCGATATCTTACATTGCCTAATCGAGACATTGCTATTGAAGATATAATTAATTATTATAGACGATCTCTAGTCGTATGGTCTCAATGTATTAATATTTTAAAGTGTCTTGATTCAAAAAATGTCGTTTGTGTTAAAACACTTATTGATGATCTTGGCTATGTATTACTTATCAATGAAGATTTAATGATGCTTCGACCTCATATTTCTCAAAATATATACAATAAAATTGAATATGTGCGGTATTTATATAACTTAAAATAATTCATACTTTTAATATAAATGTATGTACAAATGATATAAACACACATATAATATTTATATTAACTAACCACGTATAAGGATACGGATATGATTACTGTTCAACAATTTGTTTTAGCTTTATTTGAAATTGGTATTACTGTATATAAAGACACATATGCAGGAAAAGAACTTATTGGCATTAATACTGGGCTTGGTTATCATAATGTTCAGGTATGTTTTTTAACTCCTGAAACTATCCTTGTACGTCACATCGAAACACCAGGGCGTGATTATACTTTAAATGCATCTGACCCTAATATTGTTCGCGCCTTTGCATCGGAAGAATACGATATTGTTACTAATTGTATTACAACTGGCATTGATTCTGACGCATATGTTGATGCGTTAGAGCGTTTTTTGGAAACTGAGGAAAATGTAAATGAATAAAGTTACATTTGCCGATTTATTAAAAATGCCAATTGAATCTGAATCAATTGGTTTTGACAATCGAATGTTTTACCGATGGAACTATTTTGACGATGAATATTCAGCTCGACTAGATAATTCATTATTAATTAGCCAAGCCCGTGTTAAAACAAAAATGATTAAAAATTTTTGTTTTGATGGACGTCGTACTTGGGAACTTGGTTATCTTACATTTGATGATAAACCTGTATTTTTCTTTTATGCAGGCGGGCGTGATGGGTGTGATCAATATGGTCGAGCTATTGTCGATGATGTACTTTCTAATGAACTAGAAAAGTATATTATTAGTCTTTGTAGTTTTGAAGAATGGGAAATTGATCAAACATATACTTTAGATGATGACGCTACTTGGATGACTAATTTTTATCAGCAATCCTTATTTGATGAATTTAAGGAATGGTAAAATTGAATAAATTTTTGAATCCACTAATGATAATTATCGTATTAATTATACTATTCTTTGTTGTTAAAAGTATAGATGACAATATGACTAATGTCAGATCAGAGAAATGTAAATATAAAAAGCCGGGTGACGTGGTAATAGTCTTAGGTAAAGCAAGGACCTGCACATGATTGTTCCTAAAGATATTCGGCCCATTTTTTGGACAAAAGGATTAAAGCATCTAACTGGTCAATCATCAATTGGTTTTATGTTGATAGATACAAATGCAAAAGAGCTAACCATTATGAATATGATGGGCACACGTATTATTAAAAGTAAATCAGTTAATCAATTAAAAGAATTAGCTGATCATTATCATAGAACTCACTTATTTGAAGCATATAAAATGTATGTAACGAAAGGATAATTAAGATGGATGATGAAATTATAATTGTATATGGCCACTGTAATAGTTGCGGATATGAAAATACTTCATCGTCCGACGATTGTCACGCATGTGGTTCTTTAGATAAAACATTTATGGAATGTTCTTTAGAGGAATGGGAAAATGAGCATTGAATTAGTACATCAGCGTAATGATATTATATTACAAATTAAAAATCTTGAAAAAGAAATTATTGATGATATTGGATCAAGTAATTTTAAAGCGGTAACTCAATATGCACATGACAAATATTTGTTATTATCGCTAATGGTGCATGCAAAGGAAAAAACATTTATTACAACTTCTTATCTTAATTCACTATCATTTTACAATAAAAAATGGATTGATATGCGATATGATTATATTGTTGATGATCTATTAAGAGATATTGATAATAGATTAGAAGTTATACAAACAGAAATGGTAAAATTACTTGGATCATCATATGAAAAATTTATGCATGAACTTCCACGTTTAAATGCAGATAAAAATGCAATTAAATTTAAATTAAATAGCACTTATGGGATACTAACGTCATGAATTTATATGATCGATTTTTAACAGTTCGTCGAGCTGTTATTGTGGCAAGCAAGCCATCAACTAAGACTGTTATGATTGGTTATACCAATAAAGAAAATGAATTAAAAATTCATAATATTTATACTGATTATGATAAAGGTAAAAAAACGTACCTATCTTATTGGAAAAACTTATTTATAAAGCATTCAGATTCAGCTGAATCTATTAAGACAAAGCTTATTAATTTTAATAAAGAGGTCCAGGATGAATGGAATAATCTTCATCGCAATGACCCACTACGATTAATTACGACTAAAGTTACTGAATTTAAATCAGATTCTAAAGATCGTTTAATGATTAAAAATATGTTTGGCGATTGGCAACTAACTATTAAACGTATGATTAAAGTATTATTATTAAATAAGCAGCAAGCATTTGCAGAAGTATATCCGGATGACGTATATTATTTGAATAATGTAGATTCACTTATTGATAAATTTATGGCAAAAATGAATTCTGTATATTATACAACTAATGGATTAAAATCTGATAGTGATTTTGCAATTGCAGTTAATCATCAATCATTTGCTTATGTATTATGGCTTGCTCGTAAATCAGGTAAAAATGTAGATTACGTTTTTAATAATATGCCATTATACTATAAAATTAAAATGGTTGATTTGTATATTAATCAGCAACTTAAAAATGCTAATTATACTAAAGACGAAATCAGACCAGTAAGCTAATTTTAATCTCAACTTATTAATTAACTTATTGGAATAAATTATGATCGTAACACATAAAGACACAAATAAAAAACTATATGTAGTAAGCAGCCGCGAATCATATGGCGGTGTAATGGTATACGAATGTGTATCAATTGAAATTGCTGAAAAATATAATTTTAACGTACCATTTTTTACGGGTTTATATTTTCACGGCGCATTAATTTTTTAAAATAAAGCGTATTAAAATCGTAAAATGATGTATATTATATATACACATTAAATTGGAGATTTTAATGCGCTTTTTCTTATTAAGCTTAACTGTTGTTTTTATTACTTTAAAATTGCTAGAAAAAATTGATTGGTCTTGGTGGTTAGTATTAGCACCATTTATTGCACATACTATTTTAATTTTTATGGGAATATGCATTATTTCATATCAGAAAGTAAAAGCTGATGAAGCTAGAAGAAATTTCCGTAAAAAATTAAAGTAAGAGTTTTAATAATGAATGAAGATTTATATTATACAAATGATTTATTTACAGTCGCTATTGAAAATGGCAAACTAGTAGTAAATATTCATTTGAATACCGATCATGATTATAGTGATTTAAAAGTCAATTTATTAGAATCATTAAAAAATAATTTTTTATATAATATATTTTCTGATAAGACAAATCAGTCTATTATTAGTTTTATTAATAAAACTGTTAATACTTATATTCAAGAGAATAATGTAATTATTAAAAATAAGACTAATATAGTTCAACCAATTAATATATGCTTTAATAAAGAATTTGATGAACCAGTTAAAACATTAGATGATAAGACATTTAATGAGAGACTTTATTGGCCGTTATTAACTGAATTTAAAGTAGAGAATCGACACGATACAAAGATGATTGCGAATAAGTTATCATCTTTGTATAAAAAATATCCAAAAAGATATTCTGAACGAATTTGTCTTTCTGATGAAAATAAGACAAAAACTGAACTGTATGAATATATTTATAGACATAGCAGATATGAAAGTTATGATATTCATATGTATAATGAGGTAACCGGTAATTACTACTGGGTTGGTTTTAGCTATATTGAATGGTGAAAATAATGGATAATCGATCAAACTTTGCAAATCATGTTTTACAGATTTTATATGATCGCTATGACGGTGATATAAAAGACAGCGACTTTTTAGAAGAACTTAATGAATTATATGCCTATTTCGATGAATATGTTCGAAATATTTATGAGTGCTTTGAAGATGAAATCCCGTTATTTTTATATCGAGATTATTTAAAAGCGCGTGGTCCAGATGATATTTATTGTGAACGATTCGAAGATATGAGTATACCTGATATCTTAGTTGCATTAGAAGAAGAAATTCATGAATTTCATGGAGCGGATGACGAGTAAAAAAATGAAAATATATGAAATATTAGATGATTGGTATTTAAAGGATCATGAAGTTTCCAGAGCTAAAGATGGCTATAAATGCTTATTTTTATTACCTGAAAGTTATAAATCAGCCCCAACTAAAATATTTCATTTAAGTGGCATGAGTTTTACAGTTATCGATAGCTTTAAAAAGAAATTTGAAGATTTAACTAAACAGGAATGCTTAGAATATGGAGTAAAAACAGGATATATTCCCGCTAGTTGTGACCATCCTGATTTTTACCAACCATATTATGGTACAATTATATCAACACAATATAATGACGCTAAGTCGGCATTATTAGGATATTTACAAGAGTTTGAGCCCGAACGATTAGGTAAAGTACATACATTTGTAAAAACTTATTATACCCCATTATATCAGGAGTATGGTAAACCTACATTAGATCGATCTAAACCGAGTAGTCTATATTATAATTTTTATTAACATGGAGATATAAATAATGCCTAATTCTTACGATGAATTTATTATATTTTTATTTTATTCAGGCTTTAATATTGAATTTGAGTGGGCAAACAATTTAAAAAGAATTAAAATTAATACAGATAGTAGTTTGGATTTGATTATCGATCAATTTGGTTACGAAGAGCTTATTGTGCGATTTATTAAATATTCCGAATTTGATTTTATATTTGATACATATGACCATGATGGATTCACTAAATCATTAAAAGATGCATTCATTAAATTTAATGAGTCAACTGGATATGATATTCAACTAACTGATTTTTCATTAATGAAATAAAAAAGGACCTTGCGGTCCTTTTTATTTTAATGTTATTTTTAATTCATGATATTCACCATATTCTGGGAATTCAAATCGATTTGATTGATGAATAATATATCCGTCATCAACTTGATTATCACGCCCTCTATTATCTATCAAGCATTGTTTTAATGGTTTCATTATCATATGAACTGTTACTCTTGCATGATAAGCATGACATAAATCAAATATTTTTTGTCTAAAGTCTTTGCGGTAATTTGTTGCGTCATAAATAACATCTTCTTTTTTACGAAGACATTCTTTTAGACGTTCTTTTGCAATTAATAAAACTTCCGATGATTTTTTATAATTGATATCACCAATTTCTTTTCGAATAGCATCCAATGAAATTACATTATCACCGGTTACGCTACTTGATTTTCCTGAACCTGGGATGCCGCATAAAACAGTTACATGAGAATGATTTTTATGATCCCATAACTTATGTTCAGCTTCGTCCAATGAATATAATTCGTTTTTAGAAATCAAATAAGTCCCAATCACATCGTTATAAGAATCGGTTGTGACAAGCTCATATTCTTCGCAAAACATTTTATATTCTTCAAGATATTGTAATTGCGATTCTTCATCGTGGCAAAGACGACCTTTAATATCAGCAACTTCTAATAGGTACATTAATTTATAATTTACCATTTGCATATGATGAATATAATCATAACGATCTTTATTTCGAATAACTAACATTTTGGGTACTTGATGATATGCTACTAATGAAATAACATTTTTATATACATATTCATTAATGCCTAATTCTAATAGGCGGTATGCAAGATAATCACGACCAATAATTTCATGTTTTGGTGCTTTAACACATATACGGTTTTCACGTTCACTGAATTCAGTGATTGTTGTAATTGGTTTTGCAATATCATGTAGTAATGCGGCCAAGATTAATACAACTTGATCATCTTTACTTAATTTTTGAGTATTGATAATGTTATATACTTCATCTAATACCATCATTGTATGAATTAGTACATTACCTTCGGCATGCCATATTTCATCTTGTGGTGTATCCTGGTATTCTAATAATAATGGAAATATGAATTTTAATTCTTGGATAAGAATAAAGCAATCTGGTTGCTGTCCATTATATAAATCTTTAATAATTTTTAGCATAATTCATTCTTCACAATTGCAGCGTGCATCCAGTGTTTATCGGTCTGGACGTGGTTTTTACGAACATATTTGACAACATTTTTTGAAAACTCGTTATAGTCAAATGAGTCTTTATTACGAACAACAAATCCTTCATGGATATTTGTATCCAATTTTTTTGCTAGTTCTTCAAGAATTTTGATATCAAATATACCATCATAAATTACTTCAACTGGTGTGATATTGAATAAATCAAAATATTCAAGTGTTTCATCCCAGCTTAAGCATTTATCGTCAATCCAAATATTAAAGCCATAAAAATATGATTTTAAATTTGAGTAGATAATACTATGGCGAGCAAATAAATTTTCACCACAAATACGCATATTCATTGGAATATCATGTTTCCAGGTGCTCCACCATTGTTTCACCCATGATCGGCTTTCATGAAAAGCGGAATCAATTGATCGAGCGTGCAT